CCTATTAAAACGGTTGAAATGCTGAAAAGATTTACAACCATTAATAAGGATTACGACGGAACAATTAAAAAGCTGTTTGATGTAAAGCATAATTTTGAGTTTACAATCACTCTAAATAACGAACGTGAAGCGCGCCACCGTTATTCCAAAACACGCTTCATGCATATATCTGAGTTCACTGAAAAGCTGAAGGATATTTTAGACAAATATCACAACCGCCTTCACAGAGGGCTTGAAGCCGATAAGCTGGGCAAAAAGGCATTTGACCGCAGTTGCACAGAAGAAACAATTTTGAAACTGGGCGAACGCCTGAACACTCCTGCAGGAAGATATGACTATAAGCTTGTATGCGGCTTTAAACCTGTTTTTGCAAAGCCTGAAGTGATTGCTGCATACGCTATGAACTTCGAGCTGCGCACAATACAGCTTAAGAACGGAATTCAGTTTAATAATGAAGATTATTTTGACCCGAAGCTTAGAAGATTTGCAGGGCAGACAGTTCTCATCAGGTTCACTCATGCGCAATCGGGAATTCTTTATGTGTACCATTCAAAAGAGCTTCAGAGCATCGGGCACAAAAAATTATTAACAAAGCAGATTCTTGACTCGCTTAATTTTATCTGCATAGTTTCGCAGACGGCAAGGCTTGATTACGACGATAATAAATTCATTCAGGAAATTGCAGTGCAGAAAAAAGAAATCAGCGAGCTTAAAAGACAAATCGGTCACATCAAACCCGAATCAAATATCATTCAGCTTACAGGCTCGGAAAGAAATTCCGATGCCATCCGCCAGGCTGAAAACGAATTGAAAAATAAAAATTCTTCTAAAACTAAATTAAATTTCAAATGGCGCTCTCCGCATTCAAAATAGACCATGAAAAAATCAAAGAGACTCCTGCGCAGTATTACGCAAGAGCCTTGAATGAAATTTCAACATTGTATGGCTTTACGCTTGCAAACCTTGCTCCGAAAATAGGAGTATCGGAATCGGTAATTTCTCAGGTAAGAAAAGAAACCTATCCTTATGCGCCGGAAAATCCGGCATGGAAGCTTATAGCCGAATTTGTTTCATCTATTACTGCAAACATTTATCAGACTGAACTTCTTAATACGGTTTTTCAGCTGCTCGATACAACGTTCGATGAGCGCGAGCTTTCAGTTATTACTTCATGCTCAGGAGCGGGCAAAACTACTGCTGTTGAAAGATACTGCCTTGTAAAGCCCCACACCGTTCATATAAGGGTTGTGGAAGTGATGACAATAAAATCGCTGCTGCAGGATATTGCAAAGGCTCTCGGCTGCCCGCATACAGGAATGAACTCACAGTCATTATTTGAAATGCTTTCTGAAGTTCTTAAAAGAAAGCCGCGCCTGATAGTGATTGATGAAGCGGAACGTCTGAAGGTTGCAATGCTTGAGATGCTGCGCGATATTTTTGACCAGGGCAATATCGGGCTTTGCTTAATCGGGCTGGGTGAGCTGCGCTCACTTCTTGTGCGCGGAAAAAATCAAAAGGAAAATTTAGTTCAGCTTTACTCGCGCATCGGCTTCAATGAAGTTGTAGATATTTTAACTCCGAAGGATGTAACGCTTATTCTGCGCGATAAGCTTCCCGGGCATCAGGTTTCAAATTCCAAAATAAAAGACCTGGCAAACTCATATAGAAAGAAAGGGGGCTTGCGTGCAGTTATAAAGCTTTGCAACCTACTTAATCATGCAGATAATCTTCCTGTAGTAAATGATGAAGCTATAGCGGCTGCAGAAAGCGAGCTTGCATTATGATTTTCAGAGTTGCTGACTTCACTGTGATAAAAAATCTTTTCACCGCAAAGCTGATTGCAATATGGGATGTAATCAGAGCGAAAGACTTTTATTGTATTTCGTTCAATAAGAATTACCGCTTTATAAACACTGACTGCCTTACAAAAATGCAGTCGGCTTGTTTAACAAATTTTTTCATTGCTTCATACAGTAAAAATTGTAATGACAATTTAAAGAATGCCGTTGCTGAGCATAATCTTAATTACGCAAAAGACTTTATTAACAAATTAAATAAAGAAGCTGCCGAAGCTTCGGATAAGGCGGGATTAAAATGGAAGCCGTAGATATCGAACTCACTGATTTTGAGCAGTCGAAAAAACTAAAACGCAACGGAGCGCAGCAGACAAATAAGATTGCTTATTATCAGAATTCAACCGGAGAATTATTTTTTACGCGCGAGCTCTGCACAACTGCAAAAGATTTTCATAAGCAGTTCACAGCCGCCTACACTGAAAGCGATATAAATAAAATTCTGCCGATAAGAGTTGAGGTGAATAATTCCAGTCTTTTTCTGTATGCTGAATTTTCAAACGCCGGATGCGAGGCAGGCTACGGCAGCAGTACCATGGTAAGAAACCCTAAGCTGAATGTAACTTGCCCGACAGAATTTGAAGCAAAGCTGAAGCTTCTCGAAAAGCTTTTTAAAAACAAATTAATCAAACTTTAAAAATGATTTTTGCCAAAATTTTATTCTATTTATTCCATCTTCCGATAAACTACACACTTTATCTGATTTGCAAATTATTGGGAGGTGATGAAGATTGGGCAGTATGGTTATCGGATATAAAACATAATTTCTTTATTGACTTTAAAAATAAAGATGAATTCGAATTATAATTAATCAAACTCTAAAGAATATTTATGAAAACAATTGATGAGCTCCGCGAGCTTGCGGACAACTACAACAAGGCAGTAAACAAGCTGGGAGATTTACGGCTTGATGTTAAGGTTGCTCTGAGACCTGTTATTAACGAATACAGAGATGTAATAAATAAGCAGATTGATGCTGTGGCAGCTGCTGAAGAAAAACTTTACATGGCAATAGAAGAGAGCGCATCTCTTTTTGTAAAACCGAGAAGCAAAACAATATGCGGCATTAAAATCGGCTTCCAAAATCAGAAGGATAAATTAGAATTTAAGACCGATGAAAAAACAACTGCGGATTTAATAATCGATAAGATGCCTGAGAAAGCAGAAGCTTTAATCAAGCGCGATCCGAAAATAATTAAAACGGCATTATCGACTCTGACGGAAGATGAGCTGAAGGAAATCGATGTAGAGCTTGTGCCGGGAAGGGATGAAGTTCTTATAAAGGTGACCGATGACAGCGTTTCAAAAATTGTAACCGATATTGTTTCGGAATCCGGTTTAAAAGCAGCTTAATTTTTTATAAATCTTTAAAAATATTTTATGGCAAAAAAAATTGAAATAAGTAATTCCAATGCTGCTAAGCTTTACAGTTTAACAAGAGCATTGAGAAAATATGAGAATCTGGCCGAGCGTTCAAAAGACCCGGATATAAAGAATTCTCATAACTCAAAGGCAATCCTGAAACGCAGAAGCTTGGATAAACTTCTCGATAAGCTGGCAGCTTAATTTTTAACACCTGTGTGTGGCAGCAAGGTGAATTCGCATGAAGTGGAACGCCCGGTGATACCCCGGGCAATTTAAAAAAATAATAATGACTATTGAAGACAAATTCGAAGTAGAAATCAACATTGAATTTCAAGTACTTAATGGAATGTTTGTAGAAAGCTTCAGAGTTTTCCAACATAAAGAAAATGAAGATTATTTTTGTATCTGTGATTTTGAAAATAAAAGAATCGGTTTTGCTTATTGCAAACAACACGACACAATAAGTTTAAGACAAGCATTTTCTTATACCGTCATGATGGAATTCAGGAATGATTCACAGTTAAAAAAATTAATTCGAGCAACTTATATAAACTAACATGGAAAACTTAATGTGGTACTGGGCAGGGATTTCGACCGGAGTTATTATAGCTCTCATCTGCCTTACTGTAATAGCTGTTACAGCATTAAAGAAAAATAAAATCAAATAAATCCGAATGAAAGATAACGATACAAATTCTTTAACATTTAATAAGCTTGCAACTATTAATGCTGAACGCTGTCTTGCGCATTATCACTCAAATTTGAATGACTGGTCTCCTACTGATTGGGGCTGTGCAGTTGCCGGAGAGGCGGGTGAGCTTTGCAATATCCTAAAAAAAATAAAACGGATTGATGATGGTCTTGGGCAATTCAACAAAGAAGGCGAAACAATACAGTCATTGTTTGATGCTGCCGGAAATGAAATGGCTGACGTCGTAATATATCTCGATTTGCTGGCGCAGCGGTTGGGTTTGAATTTGGAACACTGCATTAAAAACAAATTCAACTATAATTCAGAGCTGATAGGCTCTTCGCATAAACTATAATTGAACTCAGAGCTTTTAAATATTATCCAAGAACACGGTCCCGATAAACCGATTCTCAGCAGCGAGCTTGAGGAATATCTCGGAATCACCGGAGCCGAAGTAAGAAAACAGATTAAAGCTCTGAGGCGCAAAAGTATTTTTATCTGCAGCTGCAGCATGGGGTATTTTATGGCAACAAAATATGAACACATCGAAGCGACAATTAAAAATCTTGAACGGCGCGCCGATTCCATGAAAAAAACTGCAGCTGCGCTGCGCAGAAGATTTACAAATTCAAAACCTGCCGAAACTGTAAAGCAGGTAGAACCGCAACAGGAGAAATTATTTTGAGAAGAGAGCCAATGAGCTGGAGCGAACGAAAAAAAAGAGACGAGCTTCGTATTCAGGCAGCAATTTTAAAGGCAGGCGGAGTTGAAGATTTAAACATCGATACATTCATTAATCAGATGCGCATCTATTTGCTTGGTGATTGTTACTTGTTGGACTTAATAGTAAAAGATTTAGTTCATTCACTTAAAAAATTCCGTCCCGATATTTTAGAAAAAAATCTTGTAAGAAAGTATGGAGAAAAATACAAAATTTACTGAGCAGCCGAAGGCAATTATAGCGAAAAGCTTTAAGATAATATTTTTTTGTATTCAGGTAATTCAGAGAACATTTCAAAAATATTATCGAGTTGTTCCTGTATGTGAGCTAAATCTCCAACATAGCCCCAGTTTGTATTGTTTTTCTTTTGCTGTATGCTGTGCAGTTTTACAATTTTATTGAGCTTACTTATTTGCTCCTGAAGTGAGCGTTTTCTGATGGTGTATTTTTCGTTTGCTGTGTAGTTCATTTGTTCGTGATTTAATTTTTTAACACTGACAACATAAAATGGTTCTTCTTTAAATTCCACTACCCGAAAGGGACAATTTTAAAAAAAAAATTTACCGTATGGAAAACGGGGATACAATAATAAATCTGCGGACTGAAAAAATTTATACGATCGAAAATCTGGGCAAGCATCAGTACGCATCGATTAGAGATATAATAACTAAAGATGTGCATAGCGTTACGCTCGCAGCTTTATCAAAGAGTTTTAAAAAATATTATCCGAAGGAAAATAAATGTGGCAATTCCGAAGAGACGAAAAAAGAGAGCCGACTGTAAAACCTCAGCCGGAAATTTATAAACTAAACTTTATGCATAATATAAAATTTTCTACTAACTGGAATAACAAGCTGTACTGCAAAGCTTTTACATCCATCAGGATTCACAACGATAATAAATACATCCCGGGGGAATTATATAAAGTTGACCTTGAGCTTAACAGCATCACAACTAAAGAAATGGGTACTGCGCGACTGGTGGAGAAAAGAATTTTCAAGCTGAAAGAACTTAATGAGTTCATTGCCTACATCGATACCGGCTACGGCAAAGATGCCGTCAGAAAAATTCTCGATACAATGTATAAGAACCCGGGAGACGAAACAAAATTCGACTATCTTTTATTTGTTTATACCGAACAAAAATTTTTAACTGAAGAGTGATTTTAAATTTAATAGTTCAAAATGAAATGTCCGAAATGCAAGGCTGAAGGCAAATATATAAGAGTATATAACACTGTTAATTATGATAATCTAATTGAACGCAGAAGACTTTGCACTCAGTGTGGCGAGCGGTTTTTAACAAACGAGATTATTGCAATAGATAATTCAAAAGATTTAGTGGCTGAGGAGCTGAGCCCGGATGAAAAAAGAAAAATGCACGGAACTCAGGATTACAAAAAGCATTTATCGAATTCTTTTTACAGAGAGAAAATATTATCCGAAACTGACAAGGAACGAATTAAAAAAAATATTTCTAAAGTTTTAAGTCGACCATAATGGAAAAGAAACCTGAAAAAATAATCGAGCTTCTGAAAAAGCTGAAAGCAATGGCAGACGGCGGAGCAACTGAAGGCGAGCGTGCAGCTGCGCTTAACAGGCTTAACCACATCAAAAAAGAATACAATGTAACCGATGAGGATTTATATACTGATGAGGAAGTTGAACACATGATAAAATTTAAACACGATGAGATGACCGGAAATGTTTTATACGGTGTAGTGAGAGCTTATACTACCGATGAACAGGAACTGGATTCGGGAATGTTTACTAAGCATATCGCTTCAACTCTCGGATTCCGTCAGTTCGTAAAATTAAAGATTTCACGCAGGCATTTTATAGATATAGATGTTGCTTTAAAGTATTACCTGAATGCCTTTAAAAACGATTTAAAGCCTATTAAAAAAGAGCATTTGAAGAAAAAGAAACAGCAGCAAAGCCGTCAAAAATCTGAGCTGAATAATGGTTGGTGGTTTGATTTAAACGATTTAAAAAGGAAGCACAGAATTTCAAGGGGTAATCTAAGCAGAAAATTCAAAAAAGAACTCGCAGATTTTAGCACTGCATTCAAAATGAAGCATAAGCTTTACAGAGAACCAAAAAAGCAAAATGCCGAATCTGAAAATATTTCCGCTGAAGCAGCTCCGCCCATAGCTGCAGCTGCAAGTAAGCCATTGTCACTTTCAGAATTAAAAAGGCTTCAACGCGAACATGAAGCCTGGCTTAAGACACGTTCCCGCGTTAAATCAGAAACGCTTCCGAAACCGATTGATTTACTGAATGAAGAAAATCCATTAATGCTAACAAATTAAATGAACACATTAAAATCCATACCAAATAAAAAAAGATTACTGCTACCCGATATCAATCCTATTCCTGAATTAATCAGCGGAGAGGATTACAAGAATCTTATAAAATATAATTTGATTCAGCCTGTGTACTTGCATCATCATTTAATCAAGAGAGAATATAAAAAATTAAAATTAGAGACGAATAAAAAGTGCGATGATATTCAAGAAATTTTATCGGCAAAATACGGCTACTCAGCAGCAACGGTTAATAAAATTGTTACTCATAAATTTTGGGCACAGGTACAGTTTAAAAAAATAGGAGAACTTGCAAAACTACGTAAGCAAAAAATTAATTAAACTTAATTATGAAAATAAACACAAACTATTTCCGCTTCTGCATTTCGCAGATTGTTAAAAAGAACTTAGGATATAAGTTCAAGCACAAAGAGGATGAAGAGAAATATACAAATGCCGAAAATATTTACAATGAGCTTTCCGGCATGATATTTCTCGGCAAGCCTGATGAAAAAGGCATTGTTGAAATTTCTGATAACTGGAAACAGGATTTACAGAATAATTACGACCTCTCTAAAATCAATGCAGCAATAAATGTAAACAACATGCGTAAAGCACGCGCCTTTAAACAGGATTTAATAAAGCAAAATATTACAGCTGCTGCAAACTCAATGAGTGAATTATCAGAGAAGGCTTCCGATGCGGCAAAATCTCTTGCAGTTTTTACGGAATCTGTCGAAGCTTCAACTTCAGCTGCAGCTGCTGCAACGGCAAGAGCAGAACTTCCTAAAACAATAATTTCATGATAACAGAACAAATGAACTTAATCGAGCTCGCAGCCTTATCTCAAAAAATGATTGATGCCGGATATAAATATGCATTCACAGAAAAATACAACGGCTTTAAAACAATTATTTTTTTCTCCACCAATGAAGATAAGAAGGTGGAAGTGCATGAAGAGCATAAATATCCTCTTGAGCATTTTATGCATGTATCGAAGCTGCTTGCAGCAGATAAAAAAAATCTTGTAAAGAATAAAGCTTACAGGAAAATCTCTGCGGAGTTTATAACAGAAAATATTTCAGAACTTAAAGATATAAACAATGAGACTGATAACAACTAAAATGCATCCCTCCCAGCGCAGCATGATTTTCGGATTGTGCAAAGATAAAGGCGTAAATGATGAAACACGCAGAGAGCTTATGCAGTCATGGATTGGCAAAAGCTCTTTAACTGCCGATATTTCGGGCAGCGAGGCGCATACAATCATCGAGAATCTTAAAAAGCTGCCAAACATCCAGCCGAAGCTTTCCGATAAGCAGCGCAGGGCAATAAAAGCGATTCAGGCAGATTTACTTAAGAAGAGTGAAAAGTATGATAATAAATGGCTCGAAAATTTTATGAATCACACAGTCGGGCAAAAGAATTTAAGCTCGCTTACTCCCGATGAAGCAACAAAATTTATTAACGGTTTAAAGGCAATTGAAAAAGGTTTTACCACTACAAAGACGGCGTAAATATTTAAGTATTTAATCGCTATTTTATTTTATGAGTCATAATACTCCGCAAAATATAAATGACCAGATGCCGGATAAGCTCGGCGACAACTTTGAAACAGCGCTTTACCTTGCAAAAAAATATAAGCTGCTGGATGAAGAACGTTATGAGGATTTCTGTAAAATCCGTGATATGAAAATTCGTCATAAGTACAAAGAGCTTAAACTGGTTGAACTGAAAACTTATGACCAGGCAGTAGATGAACTTGCAATTTTGTTCTGCCTGTCTCAGTCAAGAATTCAAACAATTATAAGAGGAGCATTAAAAGACTTTGAAACACCCGGAAATCAAATCGGAATGCAAGAGACGTTACCTTTCAGGTGAAACCATCGAAGAAATTTTAGGAGCCGTAAAGGGGTCTACAAAATCTACTCTCTCACGCTGGATAAACGAAGGCAAGTGGAAAGAAGAGAGGGAAAAAAATCTCGCATCATCTAACCGCACTGCAGAGCTTCTGCGCACACAAATTGAAAATTTAATTAAAACGATTGATGAACTTGGCAAATCTGTAATGGATGCCGAAGACGAGGAAGTTGTTAAGACTAAATCAGACCTGATTGTAAAATTTGGAGATACACTTGCAAAGCTCAATAAAATCGAAAACACGCTTTTTAAAAATTCCAACCCGAAGGAAAATATTTTATTCGCCGTCGGAGAGCTTGGCATATTTTTAAAAGATAATAATCTCGGGCTTGATAAAGATTTTTTCGGAAAGCTCGATGTAGTCCTTGCTGCATTCACAGAATATTCATTAAAAAAATACGCTGCGAGATAAATGGCAAAAAAGCTCACCGATAAAGATTTTATTTTAAAGATGGAACAGCTGCGCAATCTTATCCGCAGCAACGTTTCAGCATTCGGCAGCGATACGCCTGAAGATAAAGCTGCAAGAATAGAGCGCGCGCGTACCGATGAAAAGTTTTTTGCAGAAACTTATTTTCCGCATTACTGCACTGATGAAATAGATGAGAAGTACCACAAAGAGCTTACAACTCTTCTTAATGTTGAAAATCAGCCTGTTCTCATAGCGGGACCGCGTGACTCTTCTAAGTCAACTTTCTCTATGATTAACAGGGTTCATAAGATTGTCTTCGGCAGAAAAAAGTGTATGGTTCTTATAACAAAATCTGAGAAGCATGCGCAATATGAGTTTATACTTCCTTTAATGAGTGAGTTCGAGCATAACGAAAGATTGATTTCGGATTTCGGCGACCAGAGAACTGAAGTATGGAGCCTGGAAAATATTATTACAAAATCCGGAACAAGAGTAGTTCCTAAAGGAAGACGTTCTGCTATTAAATCAACTCACCACGGTCCCTACAGAGTTGACGATATTGTAATCGAAGATTTGGAAGACAGCCAGTCACCTATGTCTCCTGCACTCATAAAAAAAGTAATGATATGGATTGACCGGGACGTAATGAAATCTGTTGCATCTAAAAACTGGAGCTTCACTTACATCTGTAACTACTTTGCGAAAAAAACTGCTACGCATAAATTCATTACAGATGACCGATACAAGCACTGGAAGAAAAAAATATTTAAGGCTCTTTATCTTGATGCCAGCGGAAAAGCAAAATCATTGTGGGAAGCTCACTTGCCTGTAAAGCTTTTGCTTAAAGAGCAGAAGGAAGACCCGATTACATTTAAAGTTGAAAGGCAGCAGGAGCCGCATGATGAAGATGCGCAGTTTCAGGAAGAATGGTTTAAGAGAATTGACCCTGCCGAAGTTTTAAGAATGAAGCTTCCTGTTGTTTCATTTGTTGACCCGGCAGCTAAACAGGAAAAGAAGGACTGCTTTAAAGCGATCGTTTTTCTTGCAGTCGATTGTGAAAAAAGAAAATATTATGTGCTGCATTGCTGGCTGAGAAAGTCTTCTAAAAAAACTATGATAAGAACTCATCTGAAACTGATGAGACTTTATAATTCTATCTATGACATTGTAGAAGGAAACGGTTTTCAGTTTACGCTGAAAGAAGATTATCAGGAGCTTGCAGCAGAATATCCTGAAGCTTTAAGAGTGAAGTTTCAGGAGACTACCGATAACAAGCTTTTGAGAATCGGGCAGCTTGAAACGCTCATCGAGGGGGAGCATATTTTATTCTGCAACGGCTCTGATATAAATGAACTCATCGAACAGTTTGTATATTTCCCAGACGGAGCTATAGACGGTCCCGATGCTGTTTCATTGGCAAAAAGACTCGCTGATGTCAAACTACTTAAAAAATCTAAAAAAGTAAAAGCGAGGGTATTTTAACTTGGTGAAACAAATAAAAGAAATAAACAAAATAAATTCAATCGAGAGTAAGATAAAATTAAAGACTCCGATTTCTTATTACGGCGGCAAGCAGCGTATGACTGGGATATTAAAAAAATATATTCCCGAACACGTTCTTTACGCTGAAGTATTTTTCGGCGGTGGAGCTTTCTTCTTTGAAAAAGAGCCTTCCAAAGTTGAAGTAATAAATGATTTGGATGGCAGGGTAATAAATTTTTATCGTGTGCTGAAATCAGAGTTTGAGCTGCTCAAGTATATGATTGACCAGACACCGCACTCGAGAAAAGTTTATCAGGATGCGGGCAAAGTGCTTGAGTATCCTGATTTATTTACAACAGTAAAGCGCGCCTGGGCTTTTTGGGTTCGCTGTAACATGGGATTTGCTTCTGCAATGGATGCCGGATTCGGTTATGATAAGCTGCGAGGAACATGTGAAAAGAAAATTGATAATAAAAGAAAAAACTTTACAGTTGAACTGAGCAAGAGGCTTGACCGTGTGCAGATTGAATGCACTGATGCAGTGAGAATTATAAAGTCACGCGATACAGAAAATTCATTCTTCTATTGCGACCCGCCTTACTTTAATGCAAACATGGGGCATTACGGCGGATATACAATTGATGATTTTATTCAGCTGCTGGATACATTGAGCAAAATAAAGGGGAAGTTTTTATTATCGAGCTATCCTTCTGAAATTTTATCGGAGTACACAAAAAAGTTTGGATGGAAAACAAAAGAATTTAATATGCCTATTGCTGTAACAAATAAAACAAGCAGCAGGAAGATTGAAGTTCTTACAGCTAATTATCCTTTAAAGTAAAATTAAAGCCCCTGTAAAAAGGGGCATTGTAAAAAAAACATGAGTGACATTTTAGATATCCCGGGCGTACAAACTAAAAAATCTGAAGGCGGCAATAAGCCGAAAATTCGGATTTATACAGTAGGCGCGAACATTGCCTCTGCCATATCTCAGGAGAACACAAAGGTTCAGATTGCAAGAACGCGCGGCCGTGTAAAAAAGGAATCTCAGCAAAGCAATGATGAGGGCAGCGGATTAATCAATGTTAATTATCTTACGCCTTACGTTTCGCGCGAGCTGCTCAAAATGTTTTATGAGCAGAACGGATATTTTTATAAAGCTGTGGAGCTTAAAGCAAAATTAGTTCTTGGAATCGGTACTGAAGTTGTTCCTGATGACCCGGATAACAAAGATTATTTTAACGATGAAGAATATAAAAGATTCCGCGCATACCTCGACGGATATGCAAACGCTCACATGGAAACTTTCGACGATGTTATAAACGGATTTGGAATAGATTATTATCTTTTTCTTGAAGCATATCTTGAGTGCGCCTATCCGGCTAAAAATTCTCTTGAGCTGTATAATTTAAGAACTTACAACGCGAGGCTTCATTACAATAATCTGGTTAAAAACTTCATAGACGGCGTTTCAGTGCTGCAGCTTCTGAACAACGGCATTGCAAAAAAATTTAAGCTTTACGGTTCTAAAAATAACGAGGGACTGAATGAAATTTTGTGGATAAAAAATTACAATCCGTTCAATAAGTTTTACGGCTTCCCTGATATTTATCCGGCCAGCGGAGATTTATCGCTTGACCGTTCATCGGTTGAATTTAACGTGCGCTCATTCGTTAATGATTTAATGGTGAACTTTGTAATTAAAGTTGAAGGCGGAGAGCTTGCCGACGGTTCGCTTGAGGCAATACAGGAATTCCTTGAAAAAAATTATAAAGGAATTGCAAATGCAAACAGAGCTTTGTATATAAACTCCGATGACCCGAATGTAAAAATTTCAATCGATAAACTTAACAAAGATGTGAAGGAAGGTTCATTCGATAAGATGAGAGCAAGAGCGCGTGATATGATAATTACTGTTACGGGAATCCCTGCAGCTTTGCTTGGAATTTCCACTCCGGGACAGCTTGGTAATAACAGCATGATGGAAGATTTATTCCGCTTCTTTAATCAGTCGACCATTCAGCCTGAGAAAAATAAATTTGCAAAAAAACTGAACCCGATTTTACGTGATAAGCTGGGCATCACAAAATTTCATCTTGAGTTTACAGAGCTTACTTACGAGCGTTTCAGTGATGTAATTAATTACGTAAAAGATTTAGTAGGCGAGCCTGTTTTAAACAGAAATGAAGGAAGGGAATATCTTGGTTACGAGCCTGAAGATGACAAAAATAATAACGGCAAAGATGCAGGAGGAAAGTTGATAAAGAGTATCAATAAATTGACTTCTGAAATTAAAAAATCTGTTGAAACAATATGAGTATTTATAATGAAATATTGCTGAAAAAGGAATTCGCAAAACTCGGAAAAGCTCTCGAAGATTACAAGTATTATGTGATTGAAAAAGATGAGAAGCTTTTTGAGTTATTGAGACGTGAGCTTGCCGATTTATTAATCAATGTTCATTCGGCGCAGCAGAAGAAAGCTGTTAATGATTCGATTGAATATCTGCTGTCTTTAGACAGGGAAAATTTCACTGAAAATGATGCAAGGGAACTCGGTAAAATACTCGATAAAAAGCTCGGTTCTGAATTCGGCTCATTAGTTGCCGAAGATGTTTTAAAGTCCTCACAAATCGCTTATAAAGGCGGAATTAACGAGGTTATAAAGCCTGTTAAAGTAAAGCTTACATTTTCTGCGAAGGATACAAAAGCCGCTGAAATTTTAGGTAAGCAGGATTTATTTTGGATACAAAATCACTACGGAGAGAAGCTCAAGCCGAAATTTGATGAGGTTTTGAATTCATATCATAATGAGGGTTTAACTCTTCAGGATGCTGCGAAAAAATTGGAAGCCGCCTTTCCTGAAATCACTTCTACAGTGCCGGATTACTTTGAACTGGTTACCGATAATGCTATTAGCAGGACCCGGGAACTCGGTAAGGTAACAGGGTTTGAAAAGGCAGGAATTGAATATTATCAGCTGAAAATTGTAAAGGATTCGCACACTTCAAAAATATGCTTGAGACTTGAAAATAAGATTATTCCGGTCAAACAGGCTTTAAAATATAGGGATAAATTGCTGTCTTTAAAGAGCCCGAAACAAATAAAGGAGTTTGCGCCATGGGTTTCTAACTCTGATGCTGCTGATGTGGATTTAGAGAACTCAGTTCCGATTGGTTTGTCATTGCCGCCTTATCATGGGCATTGCAGAACGACGGCTGTGGGGTATTTTGGAAGCATTGAAAACCTGCAAAATGCAGCTTAAATTAGTGAACAAAATTTCAAAAATCACAAAAAACCGAGTGAACAAAATTTCAAAATCCTTAAATTACTACTGCTAAAAATGAACCAAATCTCAAAAATGCAAAAATGCGGATTTTTCGCTGTTTTTAAAATCTGTCCGAAAATTCGTGAGATTTGGAGTGCCAATAATTCCCGTTTTTTCCCAAAAGTCCATAAAATCGTGTCCGCGCCGTTTTTTTAAGTGCTAAATAAATAATGCAGTTAAGAAAATCGCTCGTCCGTTTTTTCACCGCCCCCCTATA